CTCTTCTTTTTTTCGCGTCTACTTGAAACCTAAAGGGAAACGCCCGTAAATTGGGCGCATGAACGACGCACAATTCCAACGATATACCGAGCGCGTAGCGGAATACAGCACGCGCAGCGATCTAACCAGCGGCGTAAAGTCGCTAATTCAAACGCTGGCCTGCGTAGAAATTGAAGAGGAAATGCTGCAGGCGTATTGCAACGACAACGGCACTTGCTACATGGTGACGGGCAAAAGCGGCGACGTGTACAGCCGTGCGCGCCCCGAATGGCAGCAGCTGAAGGAAGCGCGAATGCGTAAGCAAGCAATGATTGCCACGCTTGAAAGGTTGGTAGGTACAACGACGGAAAGCGAAGAAAGCGTTGACGGATATTTCTCCTGAATACTATTTCGACGAGGAAAGCGCCAACCGTGCCGTTGACTTCATCGAGAAGTTTTGCACGCACGTCAAAGGCGAGTTAGGCGGGCAGCCGTTTTTGCTGGAGGATTGGCAAAAAGACGACATTATCCGGCCGCTGTTTGGATGGAAGAAAGCCGACGGCCGCAGGAAGTACCGCACCTGCTACGTAGAAATTCCAAGAAAGAACGGCAAGTCGAATTTAAGTGCGGCCATTGCGCTGTACATGCTGTTTGCAGATAACGAACCCGGCGCGGAAGTGATAAGCGCAGCGGGCGATCGCAACCAAGCGAACATAGTTTTCTCGATTGCGCAGGAGATGATCCACAACAACAAGCACTTGAGCCAGCGCGCCAAGGTGCTGCGTTCGCAAATCGAATACAAATCTAGCTTTTACAAAAGCATCAGCGCCGAGGCCAGCACGAAACATGGCTTTAACTGCCACGCCGTTATATTTGACGAGTTGCACACGCAGCCCAACCGCGATTTATGGGATGTTCTCGTAACATCTACGGGCGCACGTACGCAGCCTTTGATTATCGCACTAACTACCGCTGGCCATGACCGTAATTCGATTTGTTTTGAAGTGCATGAGTACGCTCGGCAAGTGGCGGCGGGCACTTTACGCGATGAAACTTTTTTACCGGTACTTTATGCCGCTGATGAAAGCGATGATTGGACAAGCGAAGAAACATGGAAGAAAGCCAATCCGGGATATGGCAGCATCTGCACCAAAGCGTATTTCGAACAAGAAAGCAAGAAAGCGCAGAACGTCCCGTCGTACCTGAACACGTTTCTACGTCTGAACCTTAATATTTGGACGAGCGCGGAAACGGCATGGATTCCCGACGACGTTTTCATGCGCGGCGCTGACCCTATACCGTGGGAAAAGCTGCCTAGCTTGCCGGCCTTTGGCGGCCTCGACCTTGCAAGTACGCAGGATTTAACAGCCTTTGCTTTGCTATTCAGGGACGACGAATGCGATTGCTTTTACTTGATTGTTCACCAGTTTGTGAATCAGGATAAAGCCGATTCTAAGAAACTAAGCGCGGGCATTGATTACCACCGATTTGCCAAGGGCGGGCATATAACCATAACGCCGGGCAACGTAACGGACTTTCGTTACGTCAAAGAACACATAGTCGAGGCGTGCAGCAAATACGACGTGCGCAGCATCGGATACGATCCGAGGTTCAGCACTTACATCGTTAGCGAGTTGATACAAGACGATATTGAAATGCACCCAATGGCGCAAAATATTACGACCATGAACGGCCCGACAAAGGAATTTGAAATGCAAATGATGAAAGGGAATATAGTTCACGGCGGTAATGAGGTGCTGCGCTGGCAAATGGGTTGCGCCGTGGTTTACACCGACGTAAACGAGAACAAGCGCGTGACGAAAGAGAAGCACGAAAGCAAAAAAGTCGACGGCGTAATAGCTTCAATAATTGCCATGAACGAATACGGCCACCACAAAACGAGCGGCGCAGCCGACACCATATTCGACATAATTTCCCTTTCGTAAATTGCGAACCATATGGCAACACTTCGCGACAGATTCAACGCGCTTTTTCGTTACCGCGTAGGCAAATACGACAGCCAAGCAATTCCCAACGAGCTAGGGATTTATGGCCACACGATTAGCGGCGCGAACGTAAACGAAGCGACGGCCCTTACCATAAGCACGGTTTACGCTTGCACGTACAAAATCGCAAGTACGCTTGCCAGCTTGAACCTCGATATTTACGAACGCAACGGCCGAAATATTGACGTTGCAAACGTGCATCCTGCGTTCGATGTAATCAAATACAAGCCGAACGAATATCAAACGGCGTTTGAATTTTGGGAAACCATTATTAGCCACGCCGTGTTAAACGGTTGCGGCTACGCGCTGATTGAACGCGACGCACGCGGCTACGCAACGCAGCTTGTTTGCTTGGACTATTACGACGTCGACCGCAAGTTCGTCAACGGCCAGCCCGTTTTTTCGGTTAAGAACGTCGGAATGGTGCAGCCTGAAAACATGCTGGAAATTTGCAACCTTCAGCGCAAAAGCCCAATCCGCTTGCACCGTGAAAACCTCGGATTAGCGAAAAGCGCCGAGGAATTTGGCGCGGAATACTTTGGCAGCGGCGGGCAAATGACCGGCATACTATCCAGCGACCAGCCTTTGAAAAAGGAACAAATGGATATTATCCAACAAAGCTGGAACAAGGCGCAGCAGCAGGCCGGCACGAAGCTTTTGCCGTTCGGGTTTAAGTATTCGCGAATCAGCATTAGCCCCGACGAAGCGCAATTCATAGAAACGCGCAAGTTTCAGGCCGAAGAGATTTGCCGCATTTTCAGCGTGCCGCCTGCCTTAGTGCAACTGGAATCGCAGACGACGTACAACAACGTCGAGCAACAAAATTTGCAGTTCGCACGCCATACGGTTACGCCGTGGGCAAAGCGCATCGAACAGGAAATTGATCGGAAGTTATTGCAGGCACGCGAGCGGCCCGAGCTGTACAGCAAGTTCAATTTGAACGATCTGTACCGAGGCGACATGCAAAGCCGCGCGGCGTTTTACACGCAGATGCTGCAAAACGGCGTTTTGAACATTAACGAAGTGCGGCAAAAGGAGGATATGAACCCGACCGAGGGCGGCGATACGCATGTCGTCCAAGTGAACCAATTGGCACTTAACAAGCTGCAGGATTATAGCGAAAAATTGGCAAGCAACGAAACAGTATAAAATGGAAGAAAAGAACAACAACCACGAAGCCGAGTTGCGCAAGCAGTATGGCGACGACGTGGAATTAAGAACCGCCGAAGTGCGGGCGGCTGGCGACGATTCGTTAATCGTGGAAGGCTATGCCAGCAACTTCGAAGTTGAGTATGATCTAGGGTATTTCAAAGAGTCCGTAGCACGCGGCGCATTCGACGACGTGTTAGGCGACGACGTGCGGTTCTTGCTGAACCATACCGGCGCACCACTCGCACGAACTACCAACGGCACTTTGGAATTGACTGTAGACGAAACCGGTTTGCGATACCGTGCGGCACTGGCCGACACGCAGGACGGGCGCGACCTTTACAAGCTGATTAAGCGCGGCGATATTACCCAAAGTTCGTTTGCGTTTACGATTGACGCCGACGAATGGAGCGAAGACCGTAGCACGCGAACCATCACTAAGGTAGGCAGGTTATTAGACACGAGCGCGGTCACTTATCCGGCTTCGGCTACGACCTCAGTATACGCGCGAAACATGGCAGCGGCGGCGCAGGAAGCGGAGGAATTGAACGACGAACAGGTAGCAGCAGAACCGGCGACGGAAGAGCGCGCAGAACCTGAAACCATAAAAACCGAAGCGCGTAACTTTACGCAGAAATCAGAAAACAATTTTTTAAATATGACTCTTAACGATTTAAAGGGCCAACGTTCCGCATACTACGAAGAGTTCGTAGGTATCGGACAGAAGGCCGACAGCGAAGGCCGTTCATTGACTGAGGCCGAGCAGGAACGATGCGACAAGCTCGACAACATGGTAGCCGACTTGGACGTAAAAATTAAGCACAAGCAGCGCGAGCAGGAAATGGTTGCACGCATGGCGCAAAGCGGCACGGCATCGAACGCCGAGCAGCGCGAAGTTGAGCGCGTAAACAACAAGTTCAGCCTGTCGCGAGCTATTGCCACAGTAGCCAACGGCCGAGCTTTGGAAGGTGCGGAAGCTGAATGGTCAGCAGAAGCACAAAAGGAAATGCGCAGCCGAGGATTGCAGACAGCAGGACAGGTAGCTATTCCTACCATTGCTTTGCGTGCTGGAGCGGCTGACGACTTCCAAGCGGGCAGCGGCGACGGTTCAGGATTTGTGCCTACTTCCGTACCAGCAGCCATTGAAGCATTGCGCGCACCGTCCGTTATTGAGCAGCTCGGCACAACCGTTATCCGCAACGCTACCGGTAACTTGCAGTTCCCACGCGTAAGTGCTAAGGCGGCAGGAACTGGCGAAGACGAGGTAAGCGCGGATGCAGCTTCAACAATGGAAATGGACGAGTTGACACTTTCTCCACAGCGCGTTGCAGCGAACACCAAGTACAGCAAGCAATTGATTTTGCAAGGCGGCCCCGAAGTTGATGCATTGATTGCGAACGAACTGAGCGCAGCAATGAACGCATTCATTGACGACGCTGCATTCGATGCTATTTTGGCTTCAACTGCTATCAACGTCTCAACTACAGGCGATACTGCTTTGGATGCAGCCTTGGCCTTTAAGATGGAAAGCGAAGTATTAGCAGACCACGGCAATCTTGCTGGCGCGTCTTACGTTATGAGTCCGCTTGCTTATCAACTGTCAAAAGCAGAAGCTGCTGTATCAGGCGTTTCGGCTTTGTGGGAAGGAGGCAACTTCAACGGCTACAACGCAGTTGCAACGCCTTACCTCGTGAACGGTTTGTTGGCTGATGCTTCAACCGCAGCCGGTCAAATGTTGTTCGGAAACTTCGCACAAGGCGCTATACTCGCGTTTTTCTCGGGCGTAGATTTGTTGATTGACCCTTACAGCAATGCAGGCACGGCGCAAATTGCTTTGCACGTCAACCGATTCTACGACTTCGATGTACGCCAGCCCGGCGCACTCGCGAAGGCTACGCAATTGACTTGATTTTAAGTGAATTCTAAGAAAGGGGCGGCTTCGGTCGCCCTTTTTTTTTGTCCGTATTTTAGCGACATGATGACCGTTGAAATAACAGGTACGCCGACGCTCGACAGCGTGATAACGGTTGCCGACCTCAAAGAACATTTGCGCGTTGACCACAGCGACGAAGACACGCTAATAACAAGCCTGCGCGCGGCCGCCATTTCGTGGGTTGAGGATTATTGCAATACGCGGCTGGGCGACGTTACTGCCGTGGGCTACCTCGACTTTTTTTATAACGCGCGGTTCCCAGTCGGGCCGGTGAACTCGATTTCTTCGGTGACGTACACCGACGCGAACGGCGACACGCAGACGCTGCCCGCAGCGAAGTATTGGTACGACATTAAAACGAAGTCGGCGCGCATCACCTTCGACAACGTGCCACAGCTTTACGACGATACATTCCACGCCGTACAAATCAATATGAACGTAGGGTACGCCGAAGCCGACGTACCCGAACCCGTTTTGCACGCGATCCGTTTACTTGTCGGGCATCTGTACGAGAACCGCCAGCAGGTAACGCGCACCAAGCTAAACGAGTTGCCGTTAGGTATTCATTCCCTTGTTTCACCGTACCGCAATATTTTGGCTGTATGAGGTTTGGCACGATGGACAGGCGCATAACGTTGCAACGCGCTACGTTGGCAGCAAATGCGTACGGCGAACGCGCGGAAACGTGGGGCACGCTGGCGACGGTATGGGCGGAAATACAGTACAAGGAAGGCAGCGGCCGCGAAGCTGTACAAAGCGACCAACTTTACAGCCGGCAACCCGTGCATTTTATTATCCGTTATTCGTCCGACGTTAGCGGCGTAAGGCCCAGCGACCGCGTAAGCTACAACGGCGATATTTATGAAATTGAAGGCGTGCAGGAAATCGGGCGCGGCGAAGGTTTAAGAATTGTAACCAGCTTGCGAGGTGAATAATGGACGATATGCAACGACAATTGCGAAAAATTGAAAAGCGTTTAGATCGCGCTGCACGGTTTGGAAGCATCCAGCACAAAGAACTGAAAAAGGTAAATCGTAAGGCGGCGCGCGTTTACGTACCTATTCAGCGAGCCGAGATTACAAATTACCCTGAGGACATAGTAATAAAGCGCAGAAAAAAAGGCGGCGGCACGACAAAAACAATTGTACGCAGCGGCCAATTGAAAGCGTCTATTGGCGTTTGGTTTAGCAAGGGAAGCAATACCGCCATAGCAGGACCGCGAGTCAATCCGGGCGGCGGCAAACGCTTTAAACGGAAAGTTCGCGAAAGCGCCGACGGTTGGTTCGCTCATATCGTAGAAATGGGCGCACGGCCTTCGCAGATGGAAAAGGGAATGATTCCCGGCCGACGCGGGGCACGCTTAAAGACCAAAAACACGGGCGCATTTAAGCGCGGTTTGACCTTAGCGCAACCAGCGGTAAAAAAAGCGCAGGTAAGTTTGTACCGAAGCGAGTTTAAACGATACATGAAATGATTGTAGGAAAAGCGATATACTACCTTTTAACCAATGCGACGGACGTTACGGACGTAGTAAGTACGCGCGTTTACCCGGAAATAGCGCAGCAGGATGCCGACTTGCCCTATATCGTTTACGCCATTGCCAACAACGAGCCGACCGATACGAAGCCCGAACCGTCGAAGCTAGATACCGCGCAAGTTGAGGTTAATATTTACTCGCAAAGCTACACGGAAGCCATCGACTTAGCCGTAGCGGTTCGCGCTGCTTTAGATCGTGTTAAGGGCACGTACAGCGGCGTGAACGTGCAAAGCATTCAGTACCTAAACGAAATAATTGACTTCGACGAACCGCAACGCGCGTACAACATCAGTGCCGACTACGACGTACGCATAAGCCGTACCGACTTCGAAATAGCACAAGGCAGCCCAATTAGCGGCACGAACTTAGGCGAACTAAATGACGTAGATGTAACCGGCGTCACAAACGGTCAGCTGATTGCATACAACAGCACGACGGGCAACTGGGAAGCGGCAGACGACGCGGGCGGCGCGGAAACGCTTGGCGACTTAGACGATGTTAACGTAGACAACCCTTTGGGGGGTCAAAGTATTATGTGGGATGGCGGCTTAGAAGAATGGGTAAAAGACAGCCGCACAACTGCTCTTTTCGATGAGTTTAAACAAGGCTTAGTGACAACGGTCAAAAACGGAGCAGGCAAGGAGAGCGAGTTAAAATTAGAACAAACAAAGGCAACCGTACAGACAGGCATTACAAAAGTCGTGTTGACAGAAACGTCACCCGGTGATATTGAGTTTGTTGTAGCGACTGACGCGAATGGTGACACAGCGTTTACTGCGCTGCATTTAGACGGTTCGAGTACGGCCAATGTAGCTGACCTACTTGTAAAGTTTGGGACTTACTTCAAATTGGAGGACGGGATATATACCCAGTGGATACGCCCCAGCTCAGGCACCACGCAAGACACGGCAATTGTACTACCAAGTAAAAGCGGCGTTCTTGGTCTAGCGGAGGACATACCCACCAGCGTCACTAATTTGAACGATGTAACGAGCGCGGGCAGCGGTGCGATTATTACCGACGCAGAGCGCACCAACCTAACAACCAACACAGCTAAGGTTGGGCTAATTGCAGGAGGCACTACGGGGCAAGCCCTCGTAAAAAGCACGGGGACGGATTACGACGTAGAATGGGCAGATATTGCCGTGGATGTTCAATACCATCAGCGGTACGATACAGAAGCGGCTGCGCTACGTTCAGGCGCTACGGAAACGGTCGAGCTGTACTATACAGCGCAGGCGGACGGCGACGGCTTAAGCGAATCGGCATCGAGCGACACGCCAACCAGCGGCTACGATATTCGGCGAAAGTTGTATTACGCTGAGAAGGCGCAGGCAGACCCCGACACGTCAGCCGATTGGACGCAGTTTACAGCCATCGCCGACAATACGACGTTCAACAACGCGAAGGCGGCTTTACTTGCTTACCTGAAGGAGCGCACGGGCGGTACTGTACCGATTAGCCTCAAAATGACGTGGGAGGAGGTAGCGCAAGCGCCCGCGTTCACGGGATTGCTGAATGAGAGCTACGGAAGCGGGGCGGAAGCGGCGTACTCAACGCGAAGGCTGAACGGCAACGTAACGGATTGCATGGTCATTCGCAGGGCATCGGATTCGACGACGACTACCATAGGCTTCGACGGTTCAGGCAACATCGACGAGAGCGCGATAGAAACGTTTTGCACGGGGACGACGTGTACCGTGGTAACGTGGAAAGACCAAAGCGGAAACGGGAACGATGCGACGGCGGCAGCCTCTACGAATGAGCCGACGATTTACTCGGGTGGCGCGTTGGTGAAAGAGAACGGCAAGGTGGCGGTGGACTTTGACGGCACGGATGACTTTTTTGAAAGTGGTGCAGTAACCACTAGCACGCAACCTGTTACAGTCATAAGCACAACAACACCACAAGCGACCGCGTTTAGTGGAGGCATTTTGAACACGACCGATAGCAATAACTTTATTGATTTTTATCGAAATGACGGAGGTTTTGCGATTAATGCGGGGACGACGCTAACAAGCGGCGCAAGCGTGGACTATGTGCAGGATAATCAATATCTGCGCTTCAGCTTGTTTAACGGTGCGAGTTCAGAGATTTTTGCAAACGGTACAAGCGTTGTCAGCGGTAACGCAAACACCACAGGCATCAGCGGTAATTTGTATGTAGGTAAGTTTTTGACCTCTGCAAATAACTATATGAATGGTTTGATGCAGGAAGTTCTTTTGTACGCTTCGAACAAATCCACCGACCGCTCAGACATCGAATCCAACATCGGCGACTATTTCACCCAAAACACGCCACTGCTCGACACGTACTCAGGGGCGGCGGCTGCTTATTCCTTGCGGCTTTTGGACTCTAGCTATGTTGGTTCAGCGGTAGAAGTTTACAACGGATCGAGTTATGCGGACATCGGGTTCAACGTCTTCGGCGAGTTGGATACGGTTGCACTTGCTGCGCATTGCGGAAGTAACGACGGGTTCGTGTCAAAGTGGTACGACCAGTCAGGAAACAGCAACACGGCGACGCAAACGACTACGGCGGAAATGCCGAAGATTTACGACGGGACGACGGGCGTGGTGACGGAGAACGGAAAGCCTGCGGTGCAGTTCGATGGAACAGATGACAAGTTAATACCACCTCAATTTTTGGATGCCGTTTCTGCAAATCCAAAAAAATACATTACTACAGTTTTATCCAAAGGAGCCGCTACAAACGTTAGGCAACCTTATGATTTCATGTATAAACCAAGCGGCACATATGACAATGTCGCTTCTCTTACCATTCAAGGCAGTACAAACGAAATTGTGGCGAAAGATTATAACTCGGCAGATAGCCCAACCTCTCAAAGCAGTAGTGCCGTAATGACTCAAAATCAAAACTTAATTTCTCACAGTTATGATTTAACGGCGGGAGCAAGAGCGCACAACGCATATCTAAACAGTACTTTAATGACGGGTACGGCTACGGGTTATGCGTCAGGCTCAGCCAATTCTATTAGCTCCGCATATTCGTTTATATTCAATTTTGACGGAAAATTTCAAGAAATTATTGCTTGGAATTCTGACCAATCCAGCAACCGCACGAACATCGAGGACAACATAAACACCTTCTACAACATCTACTGATGAACGGATATATAATCGTACTTCCAACCGCCACGCAGACAAGCGAAGCACGGGCAAAGCAAATCACGCGAGAACTCTACAACATCTCGCGGCCCGTTCTCATTCAGGCAGAAGGCGAAGCGGCTTCAACCGTCTTTGGAATCGTAGTCCACCCCGACGGAATCCAAAACGCTTTGCAGGTGGATACGGATTACCTCATCCACGTTCACGAAGCGGCAACCCTTGAAAAGCTGGTGGCTTGCTTTCCTGAGCTGACCAACGACGAGCGGTTTGAGTTAAGCGCATACGTGCAGACCAATCACAGCTTTCCGTTTGAACACATCATACCCAGCACGACGACGGTGCGGGATCATGACTACATGGTGCAAAACGGTTGGTTCGAAATTGACGAAATTTAAATTGAGTAAATTGCACCCATGAAGGTAACGATTCAAAAACCCTACAACAAGGACGGCTGGAAATGGCCCGCCGGTACGGTTGTAGATGTATCCAACAAATTCGCGGCAAAGCTTAAGAAAGGCGGATACTTGGACAAGCCCGAAAAGACAGAACCAAAAAAAAATAAGAAATAATGGCCCAAACAACAGGCATCATTAACAGCTCATCCATTCGCGTCTTTTTGGGCACGACGGACGACAGCGAAGTAGTAGTTGACCACGTAACAGAATGCAGTATCAGCATGTCCACCGACATGCGCGACATCACCACAAAAACCAGCGGCGGTTGGCGCGAGCTTTTGCCCGGCCTAAAGTCGGCAAGCCTGAGCCTTTCCGGTTTGTTTGCTGAGGATGCCCCGAATGTTGGTTTTAACGCTTTGGTAGACCACCAAATCGCCGGCGAGTTGTTGTACGTAATCTTTACGAACACCGGTTCGACTGCAGCGGCTAACGCAGGCGACGAGCAGTTCGATGTTGCTGGATACATTACCAGCCTCGAACAAACGGCAGGCGTCGAAGACAACGTTGGTTTTTCAATGACAATCGAAGTTACAGGCACAGTTGTTCGCGAAGTGATTACGTGATAACTTTGCTGCATGATTGAAATAAAACTTGACGGCAAGACGTTTCCAGTTCGCGCTACCATGCGAGCTTGGAAACGCTTTGAAGACAACACCGGCAAAAAGGTTGCCGAGGTTGACAGCAACGACGTAACGTTGATTCCTGAGCTGGTATATTACTTCGTTCAGGAAGGTTGCAAGGCGCAAGGCATGGCGTTCGAAATGGACGTTGACGACTTTCTCGGACTGATTGAAATCGCCGATTTGCCTGCACTTAGCAAAACCGTTGCCGACTGCATGGGCACTCAAAAAAAAACGAGGGCCAAAGCAAGCCGTTGAGTTGGGACGAAATTGAAGAAATGGGGCTGGGTCAATTGCGACTTAGCCCCGTTTTGCTTTATGACTTGACGTTCTCGGAATTTGGTAACGCCATGCGCGGCCACTACAAACAAATCGAAGAACGCGAAAAAGCGGAATGGGAGCGCACGCGCTGGCTGGCTGCCATCGTAGTAAATCCACACGTAAAGAAACGGATCACACCAAAAGACCTTGCTACGTTCCCTTGGGAAAAGAAAGAAAAGGCCGCCGACGGGTTTAGTATCTTGCGTTCATTAGCACAATGACATGGCGAAACTAGGCGATTTAATTTTACGAGTTGGCGCGGATACTTCGCAGCTAAATAAAAACCTTGGCGACGCTCGCAAAACCATAGCGAAGAACACGCGCGAAATTCAAAACCTTGGGCGCAACCTTACGGTAGGCATTACCGCGCCGCTTGCCATTATGGGCGCGACCAGCGTGCAGGCATTCCGCGAACAAAATAAAGCGATTGCACAGGTCGAAGCTGGTTTAAAATCGACGGCCGGGCAGGTCGGTTTTACTTCGCAGGAGCTGCAAAAGATGGCGACCGATTTGCAAAACAAAACGCTGTTTGGCGATGAAGTTATTTTAAAGGACGCCACGGCGCAGCTTTTGACGTTTACGAATATTAGCGGCCAAAACTTCGCACGTACGCAACAAGCCGCCTTAGATTTGGCTACGCGCTTGGACGGCGATTTGAAGGGCGCAAGTATTCAGTTGGGCAAAGCGTTGAACGATCCAGTTGCAAACCTCAGCGCGTTGAGCCGTTCGGGTATCCAGTTCAGCGAAGACCAAAAAGCGGTAATTAAAAGCCTTACGGAAACGGGCAACCTTGCCGAAGCGCAAACGCTAATACTGGACGAATTAAACAAGCAATACGGCGGCAGTGCCGAAGCAGCAGCCGAAGCCGACGGCGGATTCACGCAGCTCGCTAATTCGTTCGGCGATTTGCAGGAAGAAATTGGCCGCCTTTTGGTGCAGTACCTGCGCCCGATCGTGGACCGCTTAAAAACGTTTGTGCAGTTTTTGCAAGGAACGAGCGACGGTACAAAAACTTTGGCGCTTGCCATTGCCGGCGTTGCTGCTGCTATTGGCCCGGTGCTTTTTATTTTGCCAAACCTTATTGCAGGAATTAAAGCAGCAAAAATTGCGTTTGGGGCACTCAACGCAACAATGCTCACGAATCCCTTCGTTTTAGCCGCTGCCGCAATTACAGGGGTTGCAACGGCCGCGTACTTGCTTTACGAAAACTCGACCGACGCGCAGGTAGAAATTAAAAAGCTGCGCGACGAGTTGAATGGCTTGGACAAGGACGAGGCACTACGTGTTGCCGCCGCCCGCATCGAGGTGCAAAAGGAAGCGATTGAAAAGCAACGCGCCGCTGTAGAGGCGTTACGCAAAACGGTCATGGTTGGCGACGCAATAGAGCGAAGAATCCACAACCAAAGCATCGCGCGGCATTCCGAAGAATTGGCAGCAATGGAAGAGGCGTTAAAAGGATTCGAAGCTGTACACGCCGAAATCCTTGCCACTGAACCAGCTGTTACTGAAGTAACGGAAAGCTTTGCAGAGCTTGGCAATGCCACAGAGCAAACAACCAAGAAACTAAAAGATAAAAGCAATACACTTGGTTTCCTCATAAATCAGCTGGAGGAAGTACCCGACACCGATATATGGAAGCCAATAAAAGACAGCACCGACCAAGCTAACCACAGCTTAGGCGCGTTGTTTAACACATTGGAGGAAGTCCCGTCAATCGATTACGACAGGGAAACCATGACCCAAATGGAAAAGGATTTTGAAGACCTGAACAAGAATATAACAGACAGCATAAACGGCGCGGTAAATTCGGCAATTGTCGGCTTTGGCATGATGCTGGGCGAAGGCATTGCAACGGGTCAAGGAATGAAAGGCGTTGGAGCTATGTTGTTAGGCGTATTCGCTGACCTTGCAATACAACTTGGAACGCTTGCAATTGGTTACGGTATTGCCATCGAGCAGATTAAAGTTGCTTTGGCATCGTTAGCCGGCCCGGTTGCCATTGCTGCCGGTGTTGCCCTTGTTGCGTTGGGTGCAGGTCTTAAAGGCGCAATAGCAAAACGCGCAGAACAAAGCGGCGTGCCAGCCTTTGCCGAGGGCGGTTTGGTTTACGGGCCTACGATGGGCCTTGTGGGTGAGTACCCCGGCGCAAAGACGAACCCGGAAGTTATCGCGCCACTCGACAAGCTGCGCGGCATGTTGGGCGGGCAGCAGGTACAAGTTACTGGCAAGATTAGCGGCCGCGACATATTGTTAACGAGCGAACGCAATGCAATTGACCGAAACCGAGTAAGAGGATTTTAATGGCTGACCCGATACGACTACAGGCAGAATTTACCGACGACCTAGGCGGCGATTGGCGCGTGAACATCCACGACGCAAACTTCACCGGGACAACTCAAACGTTCGTGCTTGGGGCTGACGGCTTCGTGCTGCGCTATTCCGGTAACAACGAAGACCGAT